AAAAGAATTATTCGAACAATTTGAAGAAAATCATACAGTATTTTCAGATAAGGGTACAAAAGCAGCTGGTGGTAGAGCTAGAAAAGCTATCGGTGAAATTAAAAAATTAGTTACAGGTTATAGACAAGCGTCTGTTTCCGAATCAAAATAATCGGAGGTTAAAATGTCAGACAATAAATTCCCAACTGAAATGATAGATTTACCAAGTAAAGGTAAATTATATCCAAAAGATTCCCCTTTAAGAGAGGGAAAAATAGAAATTAAATATATGACAGCTAAAGAAGAAGATATTCTTACATCAGCTAATTTAATTAAAAAAGGTGTCGTTATAGATAAATTATTAAATTCATTAATTATTACTGATAATATATCAACTGATGATTTAGTACTTGGTGATAAAAATGCTATTATGGTTGCGGCTAGAATATTAGCTTATGGACCTGAATACACTTGTGAAATTACAAATCCAAATACTGGTGATGTATCTAAAGAAACTTTTAATTTAGCTGACTGTCCATTTAAAGAAATAGATAAAAAGTTAAATAAAAACTTATTTGAATGTGAATTACCTATATCTAAAACTAAAATAAAATTTAGTATACTTACAGGAAAAGAAGAAAATTTAATTGAAGCAGATTTAAGAGCTTCTAAAAAAACAGGTTCACAAGTTTCTCCTGAATTAACAACAAGACTAAGATATATAATAAAAGAAGTAGATGGTGATGATTCACAATCTATAATTAATCAAACTGCTGTAAATATGTTATCAAGAGATTCTATGTTTTTAAGAGAAGAATTAGGAAAAGTTTCTCCTGATATTGAACTTAAACAGAGTATAGAAATCGGAGGTGATACAGTCGAGGTAGAGATACCAATGACTGTAAACTTTTTTTGGCCTGCAGCCGGAAAATAAACCTAATATACATAAACAAATTTTTCAAATAATGTATTATGGAGTGGGATTTACTCATTCTGATTTATATAGCATGCCTATATATTTAAGAAACTTTTATTACAATGAATTAGTTGATGCTAAAAAGAAAGAAAATGATGAGATTAAAAAATCTCAACAAAAATCAAAATCTCATTCCACATCCATAAATCCAAGATTTAAAAGGTAATTTTCTACATATTTGATATTTATATATGAATAGATACACCTAAATAGGAGAGTAATGTGTCAAAGAAAAAATCATATATGAATACTACAAATTTAATCGCAGAAGGATTCTTTTCTAAGTTATTTAAAAAAATAAAAGATAGAAAAGTTCTAAAAAAAATAAAAAAAGACAAAGAAGTTAATAAGTATTTAAGTAATTTAAACAAAGGTACAAAAAGACTTGAAGATAGATTAAATGGTTACTTAAAAGACGCTGGGTTAAAACCTGATGTAAAATTAGATAAATATAATTTAAAGGATTTTATATAGAATGGCTGATAATTCAAAGCTTAAAGAATCTCGTGACATTCTTGCAGAAATGCAAGATAATGTCGAGCGTTATAATAAAGGTTTAAAAGATGCTGATACTTATACTCAAAAAATGGCTAATAACAATGCCAAAACTTTAGAAGCAGCTATTAAATTAAGACAAGCTCAAGCATTAAGTAAAAAACAACTTGGTTCAATCGCTGATTTATCACAAAAAATTAATGATGGTGATATTGATAAAATAAAATCTGCAAGAATCAAAAAAGATTTAGAATCACAATTACTAGTAGCTCAAGAAAAAGGTTTTACAAAACAAAAAAAAGGTTTAAAGATTCAATTAGATATGTTGAACAATATGGATGAAGCCGCTAAACTTCAAGGAAGAATTAATATGGCTAAAGAAGCAGCATCAGGATTAGATGAGGCTTTTGGTGGTATAGGAAAACAAATACTTGATATGGTAACAAATCCATTGACTGGAGCAGTTGCTTTATTATTAGCATTTAATGCTCAACAAGAAGCTATTGGTGATGAGTTTGGTGCTATTGGTGTTACTGAATTTAGAGATCAATTAGCAGGCGCATCACAAGAATTTACAAGGATGGGATTAGATGGTAAAGAAGCTTTAACGAGTGCAAAATCATTATCATCTGAATTTGGAATAGGTTTTGAAAATGCTGTTGCGATGGCTGATTCAGTTGGTAATCTTGCAAAATCAACTGCTTTAAGTACCGAAGAGAGTGCAAAATTAGTTGGATTGTTCACAGAAATAGGTGGGTTATCAGAAGAAGGAGCTGAAAATTTAGCTAAACAAGCTGAGTCTTTAGCAGTTGCTAATGGTGTTGCACCAGGTGTTGTATTAAAAGATATAGCAGCAAACTCTGAAATATTTGCTAAGTTTTCAGGCGTTGGTGCAAAAGGTATAGCAAGAGCTGCAATTCAAGCTAGAAAACTTGGTATTGAACTTAGTGATGTTGCAGGTGCTATGGATAGTATGTTAGATTTTCAAGGTTCATTGAATGCTGAAATTGAAGCTTCAGTTCTTTTAGGTAGAAATGTAAATTTACAAAAAGCAAGAGAATTATCATTAGCTGGTGATATAGAAGGATTCCAAACAGAAATTTTAAAACAAGTTGGTAGTCAAGCTCAATTTGATAAAATGAATGTAATACAGAAAAAAGCATTAGCTACTGCTACAGGTATGGGTGTCGAACAATTAAGTAAAATGGTTTCAAAGGAAAAAGAGGCTGTCACATTAGCAGGACAATTATCAAAACAAAAAATTAGTGATATAGTACCAGAAGAAACAATAACAAAAACAGCTGAACTTATTGCATCATTTCAAGCTATGGGTATGACATTAGCTGAATCTCTTGGACCAGTATTGAATAGTATAGTTGGTGCATTCACTATGTTGGTTAAAGGTATGGAAGCTACTGTTGGTGCAGGACCAGGATTACTTGGATTATATACTGCTATGACAATTGCTAAGAAAAAAGATACTGTTCTTAGTATAAGAAATGCAATAGCGGGATATTTTGAAGGTGCGTCTAAGATGTCATCTGCGACAATGGGGTTTGGTACAATAGCAGCTGTAGCTATAGCAGCTGGAGCTGTTGCGACTATGTTAGGTTCTTTAGCTAGTTTTGCTGTGGGTGATTTTGAACAAAAAGCTAATCAAAAGCCTACATTTACAACTGGTGAGGGACAAAAATTTTCTTTTAGTAAAAATGATGATATATTAGCTGCTCCTGGATTATCAGCTGCAGTAAATGGTATGGGTGGAGGAACTGTTGTTAACAATACTATTGATACATCTCGTATGGAAAAAGGAACTGCACAAACAAATCAAAAATTAGACCAACTTATAACAGCTATGATAGATGCACCTAAGAAAACAGGTAAAGCTGCAGGTAAAGCATTCGGTGGGATGATGTAAGGAGAAATGAATTGGGATTAGAACAATTAAGAAGTGTATTTCAAGATCAACTATCTGATAGAGCTGATGAATTTACAACACAGACTAATCAAAACTTTATGGAACAAACTCCAATTTTTGATTCTTTGACAAGATCAAGTGTAATTAATTTTACAACAGTAACAAATACATCTCCAGCATTTCCTCAAACTTATTCACCATTAAATGAAATTATAAATGGTGAATTTACACAAGGTACAGGTGATAGTTTACAAAATCATAGTTGGACAGATTTATATAATAAAAATCATACTTCAAAGGATATTAGTAACCCAAGTCCTAGAAGTCAAAATCCATATCAAAGATTTAATTATGGTAACTCAAATGTTAATCAAAATTTAGATATAAAAAGTAATGTAAATTCATTTTTAAATATACCAATGAGAGATTCTGTCATAAGTGGAGTTGGTAAACTTATAAATAATTTAAACTTTCTTGATAGTAATATAATTGGTGGATTTGGTGATTTTTTACAAGATATGGGAAAAGAACCATATATAGTTAGTAATTTACCAACAACAAATGATTTTGGAATTAATGGACGATTAACAAATGCCGGAGGTAGATTAATACCATTAGCTCGTCCATTAGTAGATACATTAAGGATTGCTAAATATTTAACATCACCTCAAGGAATAGCTAACATACTTGCAAAAAATGCTCATCTTATAGTTCCAGATACGGTTGTTAAGAATCAAAAAGAAGATGGTTTAATTAGAGTTCCACAAAGATTTAATGCTGGATACAATCCTCTTTCAACACTTATTGCAGCTGGAGGAAGAGTTCTTGGACAAGGATTACCTAACTTTGCAGCTACAACAGGATTTACAGGTGAATATGGTGCACCCATAACAGCTGATATGGATTTTAATCCAATAGATATAGAGTTAAGACAAGGTTACATTCCAACACCAGAAGATAAAATAAATAATACATTTACAGGAGCTACATATGATATAGATGGTGAAGATGGTGATGGAAATGTAGGAATTACAGGTAATAAATTAAAAAACTTTTTAGGTAAAATTGGTGTTGGTGGGCAACCAGTGACACCTACATCAACTGGTGATAAAATGACTTTAGCTCCTATGATTAAAGGTGAAAAGTTAAATGTTACTAATACCGATACAGAAGCTGAACTTGGAACAACAAAAAAATCATTTAACGCTTCTATAGATAATGAAAAAGAAGGAATGCCATTATATTTCAAAGATTTAAGAGATAATACTTATATATTTTTTAGAGCTTATTTAGAAGGTATAACAGAAGACATATCACCATCTTGGTCTGAAACAAATTATGTTGGAAGAAGTGAACCCGTTTATGTGTATGAAAGAGCTACAAGAACAATAAACTTTTCACTTAAACTTATGGCTCACACAAAAAAAGAATTAGATGCAATATGGAAAAAAATGAATAGATTAACATCACTTGCATATCCAGAATATGCTAAAGATGAATTGTTATCAGAATATTTATCTAGTACGGATTCAGATGGAAATGTTACAAATTCGGTAAGTAAGACAAGAATGAAACCACCTTTGACTAAATTTAGATTAGGTGATATGTTTGGTACAACGAATAATGAATTATTAGGTTTTATTGACTCAATTAGTTATTCAATTCCTGAGGGTTCAACTTGGGAAACTAAGAATAAAAAAAGAATACCAAAACACATTATGGCTACATTAACGTATAAAGTTATTCATGGAGAAGTTCCAGGTTTATATAATCAAAAGGGTGAAGAATATTCATTCTATGGTGCAGTTCCACCTAAACCAGTAAATGGAGGTTAGATTAATGGCTAGATATAATTCAACTAAAATATCATCAAAGAATAAAAAAAATTATTACAATACAACTATTTATAAAAAAGTACCTGAAAGAGATACTGATAGATATTTTATTGCACAAGAAGGTGATAGATGTGATAATTTAGCTAATGAATTTTATGGTAATCCAAATCTATGGTGGTTTATAGCTAGAGTGAATAATTTGACAACAATGAACATTCCAGCCGGAACATCTCTAAGGATACCAATTGATACAGAATTTGCAAAAGGGTTATAAAAATGATAAATAAAAGAATATTTGGAGCTCCGATACCAATAAATGTTCAAAAAAAGTTAGAAGCACGACAACTAGCTGCTGTAGGTGATAAAAAACCACTTGATGAAATAAATTCCAATTACAAAGATGAAAGGCCAGATGCCTACAAATACAATGAATTAATTCCAAGTAATTTTAATATGGAGGCTGACTTATCATCTAGAACACCATTTGCTAGAATGTGGACTGGTGTTTCATTAGTAAATGAAAGAGAGTTTGAAATTAAAAAAAGTGAAGATGGTGTAGATGATTCTACATCTACCACTACAGAAACATCTAATAAATCAACAGACGAATTAGACAAAATAAATAAAGTTTTATCTCAAGTTAAATATAAAGAATTAGAAAGAACAATTTATGTAATTGGAACTAATAACTTATCAACTCTTGATAATTCTTTAAACCCAAATAATTCTCAACAAAGTAATATACATCAGGCTATTTTTCCACCTGAACATGGTGTTGAAGAAGATAGAAATAAATTCTTAAAACCTCAAGCTGGTATAACAGGTGTATCAAGTGAAACAGAGGGAATATTGGGTAGTATTAAAAAAACAGAAGTAAAATTTATTGTCCACAATTTTCACGATTTTGATAAAATATATAGTAGATTTTTTTTAAGACCAGGTGCACAAATATTTGTTGACTTTGGTTGGGACGCTTTAAAAGATTTAGATGGAAATCCAATAAAATTATACGACCCAAGAGATATATTAAATTTAAAATCAAGAGATAATCAATTATCAAATGATGAAAAAGTAGAACATAAATTATTTGGTCAAAAAGATAGAGACGATGACATAGATGAAGATGGATTTGTAACTAAATGTAATGGTGATGCGGAAACTGTAGTTGGAATAGTTACTGATTATAGTTCTAAAGTAACAACAAATGGTTCAGTTGAATGTAGTGTAACAATTACATCTAAAAATTCAGCTTTATTATTGTATCCAAAACAAATTGGAGAAAGTACTCAAAACAGTACAGCTCAATTTGATTTTGATTTGGATAATTTAATATTTTATGAACAGGCTTATAATTTAGGGAGTTCTACGGATAGAGGAAGTTTAAAAGATGCAGTTGATAAAGTAGCCAATGCTAGTAATTCTGTAGAAGATGAATTATCTTTTGATAATTTTTTAAATAGTATGAAGATAAGATCTTTTGGAGGTAAAACATTTATTCCAACTGCTATGGCTCAAATAAGTGGATTGTTTATTCCAGGTTCAAAAGACTATGAAGATGCTTATATGTCTTGGGGTTTTTTAGAAGATAGAATACTTAATAGATATTTTGGACATGGTGATAATGCAAAATCAATTATTGATAATACAAATGGAAACTTTTCAGTTAAAATTGATTCCTCTGATGCTTTTACTGCGTTTGAAGTAGGATTTTTGGATAAACAAAGAGAAATGGAAGATGCTACAAGTTTTTTAGTTCCAACAAATTGGGATTTATCTTATAACAATATGAGAGATGGTAAACCTCCAAAATCTGGAGCAACAGATTCTCAAAGACAATCTGAGATGTTAAATAAACCGAAATTAAATGATGATGGTGTATCAACAGCTAAATTTAATGACGCTAATTTATTTAATAAAAGAGTTCAAAACGACAAAAAAAGAATACAAGAATTTATTCAAGACAGATACAAACCTGGAGACGAAAAAGGAGATAAATTTAAAGAAAAAAGTAAAGTTATTGAAGAAGATGGGTTAATAACAAAATATGATAAATTATCAAAAAGAGTACCATTAAGAGAAATATTTATTAATATTGATAATATTAGAACAGCTCTTAAAAATGAAGCTAATACTACATTTAGAGATGTTGTTCAAGAAATTTTAGATTCAATAAATGATGAATCGTATGGATTATGGGATTGGAAATTGGTTGGAGAAGAAAATATTTTAAAAGTCAATGATATGAATTATTCTGAAACTTCAACAGGAACAATAGATGAAAGAAAAAATGAATTTGATAAAATATTTAAATTTGAAATTATGAGTAAAAATTCAATAGTAACAAATTATGAAACATCTTTTGAAATGCCAGATGGGGATATTGGAAGTATGTATGCAATTCAAGCTATGACTGGAACACCATCTAAGATGAATCCAATATCATCAGTAATAGAATCACATTCTGCATTGTTGTCTATAGCATCTAAAGCTAATTTAGAAAAAGTAGGGATTAGATATTTACCTGATTTAGGAGCATACAATGCACTAAATGCAGATAGTGGTGAATTTAATAAAAATAAAAAATTAAAATATTATAAAGATATTCAGAGTCAACTTGATAACAATGTAGAGTTTTCTTCAACTTATGGTACTGGTGTTGGTACAGTTAGTCCATCAATACAATGGACTTCAAATTCACAAGAAAAAAACAAAGGAACAAAATCTAATACTGATAATGAAGTAGATCATAATGTTCAAGCAAGAGAAGAACTTATGCAAAAAGCACTTATAGAAGAGGGAGCACAGATTGTTGATAATATAGATGATTATTTCCACTATAAAATAACTGGAGATTTTATAACTGAAGACCATTTTAAATCAATGCCACTTCCAATGAAATTAGAAATAAGTATTTATGGTATATCATCATTAAAGCCTGGTGATATATTTAGAGTTGATTATTTACCTGAAATATATATGGAATCAGTTTATTTTCAAGTATTGGGTGTTTCACATGATATTAGTAGTGCTGGTTGGTACACAACTTTAGAAACACAATTTAGAGTTAGTCCACATAGATATGAAGATTCAAATATGAAGACTGCTCCTGGCACTGGAACTGATGAAGAAGCAGAAAATTTAAGAAAAGAATTAGAAGAAGCTAATCTAAATATAAATCCTGAAGATATTAATAATGTTGTTAAAAGAGCAGTGATAAAAAATAACGCTCAAAACAGTGGAGAAAAGGGAAAACCTTATTTTCTTGGTAAAAATTTAAAGGCGGGAGAGTTATTATCTATAGATATTGATGATAAAAAAGCTTATATGTGGGATACGGATGCTAGTGCTCCTTCAACAAATTATCGTTCTTCTATAAATGATACTAATATAAAAAATAAATATTGGCAAAGAATGAATGAGGGTTCATTAAAACCATATGAGAATGACTGGTCATCAGGTTATTGGGATTATGTAAAAGGTACTAATGTTAATGGTGTACCTATAGTTAAAAAAGCTTCTATTTTTAAATATCCTAACCAACAACTTATTGAAGGTAATAAACCAGAAGAATTTAAAGGTGATTCAGGTAAAGATATTATTCTAATAGATAGCTTTGCTAACTTAAAAGGTTATATGTACAAAATATTAAAATTAAAGACAACCGACTATGAATATTTTGATAGATTGTTTACATTTGAAGTTTTTAGTGATAACCCTATTTATGTTGCTAATCCATTATATTATTGGGATGACCAAGTAAATAGATATAATGGTTATGGTTCAGGTCCTAATACTTATTTTCATAACGAAAAAGACACTTATCAAGGGGGAGTATATTGGCCAGGTGAAAAATGTTATTTAATTGTAAATAGTGGAGATCCAGCTAGATGGTGGGCTGTTATTCCTGCAAATCCTAATTCAACAACAACATTGGATATGATGGATTGTTCAGTTAAAGATCCAAATTGGGGTGAAGAAGAATGGGAAGATGAATCTGGTAGGTTGCAACCAGCAAAATATTAAAAAAAAGCTTGTTTTATTCAAATAAATGTTATATATTGAGATACGATGTATTGTGTTATACCTATATTTAAAGAACCTTTCCTACATCCATTACATAAAAACAATGGATTATCAGCTCTATGGTGTCAACCAGAATCTGCAGAAGACTCATTCTTCATAATAGAAAAACATCCTGATTCAGATGATATACTTCAAGATTACAAATGGTTAGATGAAGAACTCATTATGACTCCTGACAAAAAAATATTAAATCATTTCTATGAATTTAAAGATGTAGTGGATAAAAACTTTATTTGGTGGAATGAAACGGGTAAACCATTTGAGAAAAACATATCCAATAATGCAATAGATTTTCTGAGTAATAAGTTCTACAATGTAAAAAAACTTAACGAAATCATACCATTATCGAAACATAATGAGTATTGTAGTGACATCTATAAAGGAATGGCTAGAGC